TGCGAGGCGGCGGCGGTGCCACCGGTCAGCGCGGTCTGGTTGACGCTGAGCGGACCCGACGCACCGCCGACCACATTGAGCGTGAAGGTGAACGGGCCGGGAGCCGTGCCGGTGACCGTCGCAGCCGCGAGGCCCGGCAGGAGCCGGACGGCGGTCTGGATGGTGCCAGCGGCGGCGTTGAAGGCCAGCGCCGAGGTGGTGTTGCCACCGTAGGTGATGGTGAACGTGCCACCGGTCGGGGTGCCGACGAGGGTCACGATCTGCACCCGCCCGCCCTGACGACGGTAGTCGCCGGAGACGCCACGGTTGTAGTACGCCGGGTAGCCGATGAGCGACCCGCCGTTGCCGTTCAGGCCCGCGGTGGGACCGTCGACCCACAGCGGCTTGCCCGTGGTGTCCGTGTTGAGCTTCAGCGTGGGCCGCAGGCGCGGGTCCGCGGCGAAGCCGGTGAAGTCGTAGCCGGCGTCGACCACGACCTTCTCACCGTTCACGAGGTCGGTGAACATGCCACCCGTTGCCTGTGAGGCGGTGCCGAGCTCGACCGACGTGACGCCCTTCTTCAGGTAGTCGGTGAACGGGCCGGCGCCACCCGTGCGGAGGTCGAGACCGTGGATCGCGGCGTAGTCGAACGCGCGGGCGATGGCGGTCGGCAGGTCCTGACGAAGCTGGGCGTACAGCCCGGCCGCGTTGGTCATGGCGATCTCCTGCGAGACCGGCACGAGGAGGGCGACCTTCTTGCCGACCATCGTCTTGATGCCGACCTGACCGTTGCCGACCGGCTTGACGCCGCCCTCAGACACCCAGCCAGCGGCGGGGACGTCCATCGAGACGGGGATGGCGGTCTGCGCGGTCATCGCCAGCGGGACGCGCCGGGCGAGGGCCATGACCGCGGACGACTCCACGGCCTGGTCGAAGATGGGGCCGGTGATGGACGCCGGCAGAAGCGTGTTGTTGATGCTCGAAAGGCTCGTAGCCATGATGGGTTGACTCCTTGGTCAGGTGGGGTTCAGCCGGCCATCTGGCGGCCGAGGAAGTTGGCGAAGTCCTGTTCCGGCGAACCGGTGGCAGGGGTGCCCGCTGCGCCCTGAGTGAGGTCGGGGCGCGGGCCGGGCGCGGTGATGGGTGGGGTGTCCGTCCCGTTGGTGGCGGCGATGCGGGCCGCGATGGTCCGCATCGTCGACTCGTCCTTGACCGAGCGCAGCAGCTCGAGGTCCGCCGCCGCGGTGATGCCGTTCTCGGCAGCCACGGTCAGCACGGTGTTGGCGAGCTGAGTCTGGGTGAACTGGTCCTGCAGCGTCGCCACGGTGGCGGCGAGCACGGACACGTCCGGCGTGTCCTCGGGCTTGATGCCGAGCGCCTGGGCGATTGCCTGAGCCTGCGTCGCCTGCGAGTCCCGGAGACCGTTGAACTTGGTCTCGAGGTCGCGGTTCACCTTCTGCTGCGCCTCGAACTTCGCCTGCCAGTCCGTCTCGGGCTGGCTCTGGGGGTTGCCCCCAGCGGCGGGGTCCGCTGCGCTCTGCGGTGCGTCGGTCGGGGTGGGGTCGGACATGGTGTCTCCATCTCGGAGTCAGCCCAAGACCTCGCGTCTCGGGAAGTTCAGCGGACGTAGCCGGCGGCAGTGAGTGCCTGCACGGCTTCGTCTCGGGTGGTGGTGCGGGCGTAGATGGCCTCGGGGGTCGGCTTGCCTCGACGGGCCAGGACTCGCCCGGATGAGCGCAGCCCGGCGGAGGATCGTCGGACGTTCACGACGAGCCCCATGTCTGCGCCGTCTGCGATGGCGCGGCGGTCGGCCTTGCTCAGGCCGGTGACCTGCCCCGCCTCCATGAGCGCGACGGGGTCATGGACGAACGCCGGGTTGGCGACGGTCGTCGGAACCATCGTGCAGTCGCAGCCGGGGTGTCGCTGGAAGCCCTGCGAGTAGCGATAGACGCGGCCCGCGAGGATGGCGCACCTCGCGCACGACGGCGGGGACAGGAACCGGACGTACCCGACGTTCGGGCGTGCAGCCGTAGCCACCGACTCCGCGGACCGGCCGGCGTCGGACACAAGCGCCGAGACGATCCGGTCAAACTCGAGGTCCGTGCGTGCCTGCTCGAGCATCCCTGCGGTGCGCCCTGGAGCGGTGGTGAATGCCAGCGGGGACAGTGCGACGTCGCGGGCTGCGCGGATGCCCTGCTCTGCGAGCATGGCCCCCACTGCGACCTCACCCTGACGGGCTGCGGCCACCTGATGCAGTGCGACGACGTTCGGGACGGTGGACAGGTCTGTTGCGTGGGCCTCGCGCAGCGCCCGCTCCACGAGCGCGGCGCTCCACAGGTAGTGCCTACGGGCCGACTGTGGGAACCCCGGCACCTCGGGCCACCTCGTCAGTGAGTGCGCGGGTGAGGGGGTCCATCGCCTCAGCGTCGAAGTAGGCGCGCTCCTTGGCCTTGCGAGCCTCGGACCAACCGAGCTCGTCCCAATAGCCCTCACGGGACAGCACGCCGGCCGCCTTGCGCTTCGCCAGCGCATCCTCACGCTGGGCGATGGTCGGGGTAGCGGGGTCGAAGAAGTCGGCGCGGACCCTGTTGCCCTCGACCTCGCGGCCGGTGGCGAACCGAAGCGCGAGCGCGCCGGTCCAGCCCAGCGACATGCCGACCTCGTCGTTCTGCGACTCCACCGAACGCACCAGCCGCGCCTCGTCGGCCCGGATGCTGCCCTCGGTCGGGGGGTTCGCGGAGAACAGCCCGAAGTACCGGGCGGGGAAGCCCGTAGCCACTGCGGCCTGCGTGCCGTAGATGTTGAGCGCAGTCTCGAAGTTCTTGAGGTCCGCGGCGTCGAGCTGACCGACCTTGCCGGCAGGGTTCGTGATGGTGTGGATGGCGTCGAAGTACGCCTCGAACTGCGGAATCGGGTGCCCGTCAGCGTCCACGAAGTCACCCGATGCGACACCCGTCATGAACATGCGCGGGATGCCGTGCGCCTCCTGCGCGAACTGCAGGTTCGTCAGGGAGCGCGCAGCCGCGTCCACGAGCGGGATGATGTCGGTCATCTGGGACTCGCCAGACCAACCGCCCGTCATGCGCCGGTTCAGGTGCATGACGACAGGCACCACGCCGAGCCCGTGGCGGTCCCGGTCGATCTCAGCCCACCGGCCATCGTCGCCGCGAGCAACCCACACGGTCTGATCCGGCAGGTACAGCGTGACGTGGGTCGGGGTGACGCCGGCAGGGGTGGACCCGTAGAAGCGTGCGGCGGCCGTGACGACCTCGCGGCGACGGTCGACCTCGGCCACCATCTCCCGCGGAGACTCGACGCGCACGAACGGCAGCGACTTGTCGTCCTCGTTCGCGCCTACGGACATGAACGCCCGGCCGTAGATCATCCGGTCACGGTTGAACATCGCCAGGTGCGACTGGAGGTTGTTCGCGTCCCAGATGGCCCGCAGCGTCGGGTCCGCGGTCTCCTCGCCCGGCAGGATCAGCGACCGAACCTGCTGGCGGTCGTTGATCGTGTCCACGACCGTGCGGCACCAGTTCGTGATGACGAGGAACCGGCGCATTGCCGGCGGGATCGCCATACCCAACTGCTCGACACGCTGCCGGCCTTGGTAGTAGCGGAACAGCAGCTCGTCGTCCATCGAGCGTGAGTCAAGATCCCTCTTGAGTCGGTCGATGGTCTCCACTTCGGAGGGGGTGAGCGCCACAGGGTGCCCCCCTTCGGGATCAGCGCGGCAAGCGGAAGTAGGTCTGTTGGGCGGCGTCCGACCATCCGGCAGCGCGCGCATCGGCGGCGGCCTCGTGCACGAGCACTGTCGCCACGGCGGCGTCGATCTTGCGGGCGGTGTCAGGCTTGGCGAGCATGTAGCGCCCGTCGCGGCGAGGCGCCATCCGGGCATTGCCCATATGTAGGGCGGTGACCGGGCAGCCGTCGTGCATGATGCGACCCGACCGCAGGTCTGCGACGAACCGTTCCGTCGCAGCGTGCATCGGCATCGGCCTGTAGGTCGGCCACTTGATGACCCGCTCGTCACCGTGGCGGGCCGACCACTCCTCGATCTCGGTGCCCCAATAGGGCGGGTCGCAGTAGAGCCGCGACACCTCGAAGCGGTCGAACAGGTCGTCGACGGCCTCGGAAACCTGATCCTTCGGGATGCGCCCGCCGTACTGCGCGGGGTCCCAGACCGTGCCGCCCGAACCCCATCGCGGGGTGAAGATCAGCCCGTCTCGGGTCTCGGCCTTGATGACCGTGAAGTCGGACGTTTCGGAGCCGTCAAACGCCAGGCAGACCGGCGTGCCCCGCGCCGGCTCAGGAAGCCACAGCACCGGACCACGCATCCCGCCACAGGCCATCCTCGAGCCACGCGCCGGCACCCTGCACGATCCGGTTGCCAAAGAAACGCTCAGCCTCAGCCGGGCGAGTCAGCATCAGCTTGTCGCACTCAGCCATGATCGAGTCAATGTTGATGTGCGCCGAGCCGTCGTAGACGAACTCCAGCAGCCGACGACGCTGACGTCGGTCGGAGAACACGAGGTCGGCAGGCGGGATGCGGTAGAAGGTGAAGACGTCAGGCTGGTCAGACTCGAAGTCGGCCTGCGCGACCGACTCCTGCGAAGGGTCCCAGGCGTTGGTCGTCGTGAACCCGCGGCCCTGCATCCCAGCCGCGCCGCGACGCATGGTCGAAGCGACCTCATCCATACCCGAAGACTTGGTGTAGGTGCCCGTCTCGTCCTGCACAAACCCACTGATCGGGTTACCCAGCCGAGACTTGGCGCTCGAGGTGACCGCGTCGATTCGGTCAAGCTCAGGGTCGTCGTCGTTCTCGCCGACAATCCTCACGAACTCCTCCCGGGGGAGCAGCAGGCGCCCCAGCGGCGAGCCGTGAAACTTGATCATCGCAGTCAGTGGGCGCCAGATGTTCGACACCTGCTCCTGCGACGTGGCGAGGATCTGGATAAGCGGCGACGGGTGTCGCGTGCCCATCGGCTCGCCCGGCTCGTACTCGAAGTACCAACCGCAGCTACAGCCGTGGTCGGCACAGTCGTACACGTCGCCGCGCTCAGCCCAGCCCGCGAACAGGTCCGGGCCGGCCGCCATGTTCGCCGTGATGCACGCAGCCCACGGACCCTTGCCCGTCTTCTGCGCCGCCACCACATCAGACCGGGCGTAGGCGAACGCCTGGTTCATCGGCGGGTCGGCGGGGTCATAGGTGGCGCCCTCGCGCACTCGGTAGTGGTTCGCGGTGCACCAGAACTGCCAGTCGTACTGGACGAACGGCTGGCGGCGCTTGAAGCCGTCAGGGATGCGGCAATGCTGGGTTATCCACCCATCAACGAGGTCGCCGAGAGTCGGGAAGTCGACGACACCGACCGAGTCACTGTGCATCAGCCGAACGCAGACGACGCGCCGGCCGGGGGGTGCCAGCCTCGGACGCCGGACGGTCCGCAGCCCTAGCCGCGACCTCGTCAACCGCGATCGCCCAGCCGCTCTCCTTGAGCCCTGCCGGTGAGAGTCCGATCTGATCCGCGAAGCGGTGCAGGCTGCCCTTATCCGCCGCGGTCGCCTCGGACGACTCGCAGAGGACGAAGGTCCGCACCCACATGGCCACGGTGTGCAGGCGCCACGACTCGGACGGCATCGCCCATGCGGCGGCCTGTGGCGTGCGCCACGCCCAACCCCAGAGGGTGAGCTCGCGCTCGGCAATGGCCTCGGTCTCGTCACTGTCGTACTGGCGAACCGGCTTGCCGCCCTCGTCGCGGCCCACGATGTAGGCGCTGCGCTTCGGGAGTGGCCACGCGGGGATCTCGCCCCGGTAGCCCTCGGAGGGCAGCGCGGTCGGCTTGACACCACGACGGTCTGAGCGCCCGGACGTAGGGTCAGGGGCCGGGCCAGAGCGGTTGCGTGCTCCACCTTTGGACATTCTCGATCACTCCATCTCGACGGCATCTCGCCGCGCCGGGTCGGCCTTGCGCCTACCCGGATGGTGGTATGGGACGGACGCCCCTGGGGAACTCTGAACCCTTCAGACCAGCGGGGCACCTCTCCGGCGGTCTGCTGGCCGGGGTGGG